TGCTGAAGCAGCCACAGGTGCCACAGTTTTCATGGCTTCCCTGAAGCTGTCCATGTCCAGTGCTGTTTCACTGAAACTTTTGGCCATGACATCAGTCACCCTGTTTGTTTCTGATGCATTCAGCCCAAATCCACGCAGTGTCGATCCAGCCACATCAGCTGCACTGGCCAGGTCAGTGCCTGATGCCTGTGCAAGATTCAGTGTGGCTTCTGTGGCATTCAGGATTTCATCCGTACTGAAGCCCAGACGTGCAAATGATTCCTGCAGCTGTGCCACATCTGAAGCTGTGAACACAGTGCTTTTGCCCAGATCCAGTGCCAGCTTTTCAAGCTGTTGAAATTCCTGGCCTGTGGCACCTGACACAGCGCGCACTTTGGCCATTGATTCTTCAAACTGGGCTGCAGTTCTGAATGCACTGGTGCCAATGGCTGCCAGGGGTGCCGTTACACCCACGGTCATCTTTCTGCCAATGTCGCCCAGGTTGCGCTGCAGAATAGTCATCTGCCGCTGCACACCTTTCAGGTCTTTTGACAGTCGATCTGTTTTCGCGCCAAAAATGATATTGAATGCAGCAGATGCTTTGCCCATGTTTTCAAGGTTTTAGATGGTTGCCCATTTCGGCAAACCATTCTGGTTTTTTGGTGGGTTGCATCGCTGCCTTTTTCTGCCTGGCCTGCCTCTGGTCATGTTCCCTGTATGGGTTGAAATCATCCGCTGTGAATGGCTGGCTGCCCTTTCTGCGGTTGATGTTTGCCAGAAGTGCCTGAATGGATGCGGTGCGCAGCCATGCAGCCCTGTCTTTGTTTTCAAAATGCCTGCTGTGGTGCAAGTATTCACGCAGGGTGAAATTCCAAAACTGGTCGGGAAGGTACCCTGCTTCCAGTGCGCTGTTGTACAAATGATCCCAGGTCAGGGGGTGGGGGCTGCTGCCCCCATCCCGTTTCCCAGTGTTTCATCATTGGCACCCACAGATTTCAAAAGATCCTGTGTCAGTTCTTCAAAATCCAGTCTGCCCAGCTGCGCAGCAAAATGTTCAAACTGAAGTGATGGCTGTTCATTCTTCAGGTACAATGCATTTTTGTACCCTGCAAAATAGATGGCTGGCAAAACTTCCAGTGGCTTTTCATCTGCCCCTGTCAGCAATTCATTCAGTTCTATTTTCAGATCCTGGCTTGCAATTCGCAAAGCATTCAGGTTCAACAAACATTCCACCTTGCCCATTGGCAGGTTCAGTTCAACAAATCCGCGCAGTGTGTTCATGTGCGCAAATTAGTCAACAACACTGAAGGTGTCTGTGCCGTTTGTGATGGCCACTTTTTCAATGTCACCATTAGATTCAAAGGTGCAGCTGTATGTGGCAACATCGTTCACACCAGCTGATTCACTGTAGCTGGACAAAAATGCTTTTCCTTTGTACATGTAGTCAGCGTCTGTTGCAGAACTGTCACCTGTAGTCCAGGCCAGTGTCAACTCAGTTTTGTTGTACCATGCATCAAACAAATCCAGTGTGTTCTGAACGTCAGTCACAGCTGTTCCTGCCTGGTTTTCGGCAATGTAGTTCACCACACCATCACAAGACATTGACCAGCCCTGACCACCCAGAATGATGGTTTTTGCACCATCGTTGTCTTTGGTGGTGGCATCAATGGTGTCACGTGACAATTCCAGTGATCCACTGGTGCTGTATGCAATGATTTCGTAGGTGGTGCCTGTGGTGTTCACGAAAATGCCAATGGCATTGCTGTGAACTGCACCCTGTGTTTTTGCAGCCATTTTTTTGGGGTTTTATGGGGTTTTGTTTTTCACTTCTTTTTTCTGCGATCACCTGTGATGGCAGTGATAATGATGTCAAGGTACCCAAACACTGGAATGGCTGGGTGTTCTGATGGCAAAAGGTTCACAATGGCTTTGCCAAAAGCCAGGGCAGCCAGCAAAAGGGCAGCCCAGTTTTCTGTGATAAATTCAAGCATGTCTGTTAGATTTTGATTTGCACTGTGAATGTCATGGTGATTGTGAAAAGTTCGTCAGCTTCAAAGATGTCTGAAGCCTATTGATTGAACTGTGATGAAATCACATTGGTGTCTTTGTGTCCGTTCAAACTTTTCACTGTAGCCAAAGCCAGTGCCCATGCATCTGCAGGGCTGTCATGGATGGCTGTGATTTCAACAAAGCAGGTCACCAGGTTCAGGTGGAATCCTTTTGATTCATTTTCCTGGCTGCCTGTCATCTGCAGCACCAGGCATGGCAGCTGCCTGTTCTGCAACCTGGACAGGGTGAAAATGTTTTCACTGACAATGGCAGTGACTGCTGCAGTGTTTTCCAGTTTGTTGATTAGGTAGTGAATCATCTGATGCCATATTGATATTTGACCTCTTGCACCCGTTTCTGCAGTTCAGGCAGGAAGCCATTGAATGCAATTTGTTTGGTGGCATCCCAGGAATCCTGCAACCAATCTTGCCCACGGAATCCAGGGTGTTGAATCTTCTTCACGCGCATTGGCCTGCCCTGGTCATTGTACACAACAAAACCTGTCTTCTGTGTTGTTCTGGTGCCTGGTCTGGTTCCAAGCAATGTCCAGTGCAGGTATCTGGCTGGTGTGCGCACTGATGTTTTCAGATAGCCCTTGCTTTCAATGCGCATTTTTTTTGTGACCTTCCTGCCCCTGTCATCAATGATCTGGCTTTTTGGGTTCACGCGCATGATCACATAGGGGCTGCCCTGCCTGGATTCTCTGCCCTTAATCACATGCAGTGACCTGGCCAAACTGCCTGATCTTCTGGGTGCGTTATTTTTTGCAGCTGTCACTGTTGGCTTCATGGCGCGCTTCATGGCTGTCACCAAAGCCCTGTCACCCATTCTTAATTCCAGGTCATCCAGCGCGCTGAAGATTCTTTGCACAGATGCTTTGTCAACTGCTGCTGTCACCATGTCTTTCAATCGTTATCAATTCCAGCACTTCCTGATTTCCCAGCACTTTCATTCCAACAATGTCATAGAAATTTGAACCTTCTTTGATTCGCATTTTTGTGGTGATTCCGTCAATGAACCTGATGCGAAAAATTACGTTCACCACGTGTGTCAGCCCTTCCACTTCTGAAACCAGCTGACTGTTCTTGTATTTTTTTTCAGCCCACACAGTGTGCAGTGCTGCCCATGTTTTTGTTTCATGGTTCCAGTCATCTTTCACGGTGGTGTACTGCTGCACTTCCACCCTGTTTTTCATCAGCCCAAACTTCACTGCACCCTGTATTTTGCCAGCAGCGCATTCACGGCCAATGGCAGTTCTTGAATGGATGACCCAATGTGCACAGCACTTCTGTTTTCAAACCAGTGCCCCACCAGCATCATTGCAGCTGTGCGCACGTCTTCTGGCATGCTGGTGGCAGTCACACCACCCTGGCAAGACAGCACCACTGCCTGTGGGTTATATGGATCCACTGTGGGCAAACTATTTCTGAAACGTGTGTACCAAACACCAGCAATTTCTGCTGTGGTGTATTCGGTGGATGCCAGGGTGTAACTGGTCGCATCATTTTCCAGTTTGTATGTGATGGATGGTGTGCCAGTCAAGTTGCCCAGGGGCAACCTTTGCAGGTGCCTGAAATCTGATGCCACCACAGTGAACAAACCCAACCTGAACTTTCTGCCTGTGTGGGCTTCCACCTGCTCACATGCTGCATCCCGCAGGGCAGAAATCAATGAATCTTCATCACTGTGATCCACTTTCAGCCATGCCTTCACTTCAGCATCTGTGATGCTGGTGGCATACGTTTCAGCAGTGGAAAATGCAAGTATTCCGTACATGGCAGAAGTTTTGGGAAAAGATAGGGGTGGGCAGAAACCCACCCCCATGCTTTCAGTTTGTTGTTCTCAATTAGGAAGCAGCAACGTCTTTGCAGATGCTGAATGCCTTGGGTTGACGCACTGCCAAATCCACAAAGCGGTTTGCATTGATTTTCACTTGTGCGTTGGCACCTGCAGTGTAAGGATCAATCAAAAGATCCAGACCTGCACCGAAGTACACCAACAGCAGCTGGTTGAAGTTGCCAAACACAACCTGTCCCACAGTGGCAGAAACATTGGCCAGGTAGCCAGTTTGCACTGCACCATATCCATTGACGGTGTTGGAAGCCAAATCCCACAAAGGTGTCACATTTGAAATCATTGCATCACCTTTGGCCAGCTTCATGGCCAATGGGCTGAAG